GATATGCCCTGAACGATTACATTTAGCATTAGGGTCATCATTAGAGCATGTTTTAAGAACTGTTTTAATGAGTAATGGATTTGGAATATACTTTTTAATACCACATGGAGTATTCGTTAGAGAGACAATAAACGGTGCTCAGCGTGGTGTATATAAGTTTTTAGATAATTACGGACTTGAGAAACAAATCTTATTTTATGGTAATGAAAAAGAAAACGATAAGAATAAGTTTCAAGGATTCACATTAGGTAGTGTTTATATAAATGAAGCATTAAACCAACACCCTAACGGAATAAGTGAAGCTGATGACCGTATTGCCTCTACAAGACAACCATTAATCATTACAACGCAAAACCCTAAAGGTGAAAGTCACAGATTTTATATTGAAGTTGAAAAACCTAGATTAACAAATATTGAAAATATAAAAGAAATGGAGTATATTCGAGACAATTATAAAGATATGTTTTATCAGTTGAAGAATCAGCTACTAAAAGATCGTGATACTGAAAAGCGTAAGATTATAAAAACATACTTAGATGATATGGCAGTTTCAGCTATTAAGGAATTACCAACCAAATATCAAATTATACTTAATGAGACTCTTTTAAACATTAATTATGAATTCGATAAAATAATTAGAAATTATGCAATAGAAGATTTCGCAATAGACTATATATTTCAAGAAGAATATGAGCAAAAAGATTATAATGAGTATATAAACAATAAAAAAAGTTTAACAAAAAGAGCTAAAAACGATAATAAATTTGATTTACAAGGAGAATTAAATACTTTAAAAGAACAATTTTTTAAGAAATATCGTGGAAAATACCTTTTACAAAAATCAATGAACGCTATTGTTGAGTTTGATAGAGGTGGAGATAATCCAAACAATGTATTAAATGCTTATAATTTCTATTATGCTCATTTTAATGTTGATGATAATTTACATATGACTGAAATGTCGAGAAACAACTATAAAAACTCAAGAGCAGTTGGAACAGCAGGATATGATCAAGATATTATTGGTATGAGACGTTCGGCTGAAGGTGCTATTTATGACGCATTTAATAACGAAAATATATTTAGTGGCGATATTAAAGACTTTGATTGGACAGATAAAGTGTGCGTTATTGTAATTGATCCTGGTTTTAATCACCCAACAGGTATGACATATTGGGCAGTTGATTTAAGTATTGGAGAATCATGGGCGTTACAAGAAAGATTAATAGACTTTAAATTAGAATATATTGGAGCTAAATCGTTAGAAACAATATATCAAGAAATGTTGATATTAGTTCGTGGTGCAAAAGGCAGAGCAACACCAGAATATATAATTGTTGATCCTAGTAAACCTGAATTGATAGAATATATACAAGATAGAGGATTTAATGTTTATGGAGCTGACAATTCTAATTGGAGAGTAAAAGGTTCTGAAAGAGAAAATAGTGAAGAAATAGTAGCAAGGGAATTGGTAGGAATACCATTAGTACAAACAGCAATAGCAAAAAATAAAATACACATTCACGAAAGTTGTATAAACACGATTCACCAAATAGGCTCGTATTCATTTATAAAAGATGATAAGAGTGGTAAAGACAAATTACCTGTGTTACATGATGATTTAGTAGTAACGGTAAAATATTTGGTAAATACAATGGGTATAAGACCTAGTATGTGGGAAAGTGAGGAAACCGTTGATGGACAACAAACTTTACAACCAAATGAAAGAGCGCAAAATGGCCAATGGGACATGGGAAGAATCTTTATCGAAGCCCAAAACGAAATCAACAGAGAAACTCTTGGGTTCGAAGATGACAGAGAAGAACTTATCAAAAATGGATTCGGAGTCAACGACATTTTCGGATAATGCGGAGTTTGATCGCAATTTCCAAGATAATTTATATAAACAAGCGTTATTCAATTCATTAACAGCAGCTGAAAAAGAGCAAGTAATAAAAAGTAAAGGCGTAGCAACCGATGTAAAAGACTTTCAAGATGGATTAAATAATCATTTACAAGCTCTTGGCGGTGGAACAAATGACTTAACATACAAAGGTATGAATTTCTTTTCAAGAAGAAATCTAAGTTGGCAAATACCTAAGCAAGATGCAATAATGAGGGATATTCCATATTTTGATAAAGCAAGTTCGTGGAAAGCAACAAGAGCTTTAATAAATGGAATTGATTTAAACTCAAGAACACTTGGGTCAGATGAATTAAATGATATAAAAACTGCAATAGGAAGTTTATTTGCACCATTACATAAAGTAATTAAATTAGGAGATTTTAATGGAGCGGCAGCAGGATTATTGGTATTTGATGACTGTGTTGAAAAAGAAGATTATGAATCACCATTAAAAATTAGTTCTATTAAAAAAGGTAGTTTCAAAGGGATTAGAGCATTAACAAGATTTTATCAAATCATACCATCGCTAGATGATGAATTAGTAACTAAAGTTAGTGATGAAATCGGAATATATAATGCTGATGAAATCGGTCAACCTGTATATTACAGAGTTAATTTAAGTGGAGATACTGAAGCCAAGTATAGGTGGTTTAGAGTTCATAGAAGCCGTATATTATGGTATGCAAGTATTGAACTTACATGGATTGAAAAGCGTATTGAATTATATGGTGGTCCTAGTTTGCTTGAAAGATGTTATACAGACTTTGCAAGATATGAAAGTTTAGTAGCACAAATCAATAAATTAGCACAAAGATCAAATGTGCCAATATTAAATCTAAAAGGATTGCCACAAGCTAGTTTAAATAACCAAAACTTTGTAAACCGAGTAATGCAAAAGATTAAATCAATAAATTATACGGCTTCGGCTGGTAATATGATATTACTTGGAGATAAAGATAGAGAGCAATTCAAGTTTGAAACAGCACAATTTGGTGAATTAAAAGAGATTTTAAAACACGAAAGACAAAACTTGGCAGCAGCGCTTGAAGCACCAACATCAGTAACGTTTAATGAACCTGACGATAATGATGAGAAAGTATATTTAACAAAAGTAAAAGAGATTCAAGAAGGTAAAATTCGTAATTGGTTTTCAGTATTAATCCCAATAATATCTAAAAATATATTTGGGAGAATGATTAAAGACTTTAGTTTTACATTTAAGTCTTTGGAGTTCGTTTCAGAGGAAGATAAAGCGAAGCGTTTGGAAATAGTTGGAAAAATATTACATCTGTTATATGAAGATGAAGTAATTGATATTTTAAGTTATCAATCAATGTTGAAAGTATCTATGGAAAACATTAGTGATATTCCGCATGAGATAACTAAAGAATATATTGACTATTTAGAAAAAGAAGCAAAAGCAGACGCTGATAATCCTATGACTAAGAAACGTAGAGATATTGAGGTTGCCATAGCATTGAATCATATTAACAAGGAAAATGCTGGGAATGGCGGAAAAGTTTCAAGCCCTGTGGAAACTGCAGAAAAGGGTAAAAATGAAGGTGGAAAGCAATCGAAGAAAAAACCTACAACAAAAGTTCCAATTAAGAAGAAAGAAAAAGGAGATAAATAGATATGGAAAATGAATTTAAAACCACTTTAGCAGAATTTAAAGATGGTGAAGGAACATTTCATAGTATTGTTCAAATTTCCGATAATATCTTCCATGAAAAAGAAACTGGTTATCTTTATTGCAAAAATTCAATTCTAGGTGGTATTGGAATACAAGAATACTTAGGAAAAGAATTACCATTTAAAGATGTTAAACCAGACCAAGTAGTTGAATTGGTAAGAGAAAGTATTGATGTATTTGATTCATCAAGTATGTCAACATTTAACGGAAAGCCAGTTACCCTACATCATCCAGAAGGAAAAGTTAATAGTAAGAACTTTAAGAAATTCATTGTTGGAACTCTTAATGATGTTAAACAAGATGAAAACAACAAAGATAATCTTATTGGAGATGTTGTAATTTATGATGCATATACTGTTGATAAAGTAATGAAAGGTGAATTAAAAGATTTATCTTTAGGGTATCGAGCAAAAGTAGTACCAACATTTGATGGGCGTTATAAACAAACTGACATTGTTGTTAATCATTTAGCTATTGTAGAAGCTGGTAGAGCAGAAATGGCTCAAATAGTAGATGGGAAAACAGTTAAAGAAGAAAAAGAAACAGTAATTCTTGAACCACAAGATTTCAAAGATATGTTTAAAGACACTTTGCACGTTACAGTAAGAGAAAGAAATAGTAAATCAAAAGACACATATGATGATGAAAATGGCGAAACAATATATGAAGAAGTTTCAGTTGTTAAAGTAGTAACTAGCAAATATGATGTGTTGAAACAACAATTAATTGATAGTAAGACAAATAAAAAAGGAGAAACAAAAATGGAAAAAGATTTCAAGTATTTTATAGCAGAAGTAAAAGGCTTGTCTATTTATCCTAAATCTGATTTTAGAGATGCAGCATATAAAGCATTGAAAGATGAATGTATGGAAACACTTGGCGTTGAATTAATTTCATTCGCTGATACAAAAAAAAGTGTTATCGCTAGTTCAGTAGGATTAAGAGATGACCAAATTGTAACAAATGAAGAAGAACAAGAAACAAAAGTATTAGAAGGTCATTTCAAAGATGAAAACAGATTTTATGAAAAGCTATATCGTAGTATGGATAAAACGGAAACAGCAAGAAAATATGCTGATATGACATTCCATGATGTTCACACAGCGTTGGCTGAAGGGAGAATGTTATAATGGCAAAATTCACATATGGACATTTACCAAGAACATTAAAAGCAAAAGGACATTTACCTGGAGCATATCCGTATTCATTTGGACCAAAATATATTGATGTAGCATTTTGGGACAGCGCAAGTACAATTACAGTAGAATTCGGTGAATTTGTAGAAATTAATGTCGGTGATGATTATGCAAAAGAAGCATTGACAGTAGTTGCAGCAACAACAGCTGCTGAATTAGCAGTAGTAGTAAGAGATGTAGCAGGTTTTCCAGCATTAGGTGGCGGACTTATCTCTGGACCTAAAGAAAATGTACCATTATCAATATTCGTAGGAACAGCAGGAAATAAAGGTAGAGTAGTAGCAATTCTTGGTGAACAAGGAACTACTCCAGCAGTAGATGGAGCAGTTTATGTTGGTAACGGAGAAAGTGCAGTTATCACAGCCGGAGCATTTGTTGTTGGAACAACATATACAATAACAACAGCAGGAAACACAGATTATACATTAATTGGTGCGGCTGATAGTGTTGTAGGAACAATATTTACAGCAACTGGTGTCGGAACCGGAACAGGAACAGCAACATTCACATCAGAACCTGGAACTGTTTTTACAACAGATTTACATTCAAAATGTTTGACAGCAACAAATTGGGCTTTTGCTTCAACAAAATACGCACCTACAACAAGTGGTAACTATGTTGTAGAAGTTAAGTATACAGGTTAGGAGAAATAAAATATGAAAAAAGATATGATGTTTAGCGATTATGAATCATTAGCAAAAGGGCAAGGGAAATCAATCCGACAAGTTTATAAAGAATCCCAAGCCTCTTTAGAAACAACAATGCGTGGTGGAAGTTCTGATTTAATGGATGGGTATATTAAAGATACTCAATATTTCCACGATAGCAAATTCTTTACTGATGCAAGTTCAGCTGGGTTATACCCAATTGACGCATTTCAAGTATTAGATTTAACAATTAACCTACCACTTAACAAATTCTGGGCGCAAGAATTAGTGCCAATGAGAATGGGTGGAGGAGCAGTTGAAAGTTTCGCTTTCTTCCGTTCTAACGTAGGATTAGCAAATGCAAGATTAGCTGGAGGAAACTCTAATAGTGTACCTCTAGTATCAATTTCAGATGAAAAAGTAGTAGTTCCAATTTATCCAATTCGTTTAGGTATCTTACTAGGTGATGTTGATATGATGAAATCAGATCAAGTTAATTACGGACTATTAGAAAGACATGAACAAGCACTTAGAACATCTTATTGGAAAGAAATTGAATTATTCGCTATGCAAGGTAATGTAAACATTGGCGATATTACAGCTTCAACTGATAATTTCCATCCTGGATTATTAAATATTCCAGTAAGTGGAGCAGGAATTTATTACTCAATTGGAACTTCAGAACAATGGTCAGCTCATGATATTACAGAGTGGACTAATAAGTTTGTTACAGCAGTAGCAACTATGAAGAAAAATCTTCGTTATCAAAGAGATTACTTCCCTAATAAAGTATTATTACCACCAACAGTATGGACATTGTTACAAGCACCAGCAGTATTAGGTGATGTAGCATCATCTGGTGGAGCAGGGATTGCAGTTTCAATCTTAGAATATATCCAAAAACAAATTAAAGCTCGTTTATTAATAGATGTTGAGTTTGTAGAATTACCTTATTTAGATACAGCAGCAGTTTCTACTGACGGATTCTTCGTTGAAGAAGATGGAGCAGGATCAGCAGGTCGTATCGTAATTTATCGTAAGGATTCAAAAGTAATGAAATTACCTATCGCTATGCCTTTAACTGGTGGAGCAGCATTACCATCACCAACTGAAGCTGGTATTCGTAAGAATTACTTAGCATTTGTAGGACCTTTAGCAATAGTTTACCCCGAAGCAATTGGCTATCTGGATAATAAAGCGGCCTAACAAAGCAATTTAACTAAAATTAACAAATTATATTAGATAGAGGGGTTTAACACCCCCTCTACTTGATATATGTATTATAACAATTTATAATATGTATATGAGGTAAAGAATATATATAAAAGAAAGGTGATATTATGCCAATTCCAACAGTAGGAAACAATACTTATTACACATTAGATGGGTTAAATACTATCAATTTAGAGTTATTAAATCCGTTAGGATACTTTGCTAATTATGCGATAACAATAGAATCGCCAGTTTATGAGAGTACGATAGCAGCAATTGGTGCTGAACCAAACTTTACATTACCTGATTTCTTATTATGGTGTCCGCCTTTTCAAGAGTTTTTCCAAGATGAAGAAGATAGTTCTTTATATAATTTGTATGCAGCCTTTTTGAATGTAGCAAAGATTAAAGTTAGATGGACTGTCGTTCAAGATAGTAAGACTTGGAAACGACTAATAGCATTGTATATTGGGCATTATATGGAAATAAACATTAGAGCAATTAAAGATGAAGAAAATAGATTATCATTAGTTGCTGATAATCCAAAAAAAGAAGAAACAAGACATTTAGAATATGTAGTAGGAAATGAAGTATTTAAAGATTTAAGAGCAACTATGTACGGTTCACAGTTTTGGTATGAATATGAACCATACGGTAGATTTGTTGCTGGATTATGGGGAACAACAATATTATAAAGGAGTTGTAATTATGGAATATTACGAAATGATATATACACAAACAACAACAAATGGCAAGGAATTTATTACCATATCAACAGGTGAAGGGACTGGCGATGTAGAAACAATCACAACAACTAATGTGAAAGATATTATGAATGATTGGGCTTATATTACAATGCCACCCCAAGACAAAAACATACCAATAAATATTTATTAGAAATAAGGAGTGATATAATGGCTATACCGACTTATGATAAATTAACAATACCGTTAGTAGATAAGTTTATGATATATGATTTTAACGAACACCGATATATAGCATTAGTCGATGGTATTTTGAAAGACGCTTATGTAAACTTAATGACAGATTGGGGTTCAAAAGAAAACGCACAATCTTATCTTGATTTAGTAAGCCGAGTTATTTATGAAACTATTTTATCATTTAAAGATGAGAAATATAAAAATACTATGTTGTATTATATGGCACATTCTAAAAAAATGAGAAAAGAAATCCAAAAGATATTCTACGATACAATTTGGTATAATCGTAGAGATGGTGGGTTTATGATGGCATATAATAGTGGAGCAAACTTGAATCAAGGTAAAATGATTGAGTTTGGAATAGACAAAGCAATATCATCTATTGCACGACAAATAATTAAAAATAGTCCTTTGGGTACAAGGTATATGACAGTAGATATAAACGACAAACAAATCTTTGCAAGTTTAACAACACTACTTGCATATCTAGTATCTGAAAGTTATATCACTAGCGATGAAAGCGATGTAGTAACTTTAAGTGAAGATATAGAAGATTTACCATATACAGAAGATTATCAGTTAGTTGAATTAGAAAATGATAGATATTTATTCACGAACATTAAGTCAATTAAATCGTATGTAGAGGCTATGTGGATAAACGACAATTCAAACGGGACTTGGTAGTATGGGTAGCTTTGGTGGAGATTTAACTGACTTCGGACAAACTGGATCATTATATGGTAAGAACATTAGAGCAAATTATAGGAGTCCAAAAGAAGAATTGGATTTTAAAGATGATTTAGAAAACTTTGAAGGGTTGTCTATGGATTCATTGTTAGCTTTAATCCCTACTAATTGGTTTGAAGAAAACGATAATGATTATTGGGAAGATGATGTAACAGGTTTTTGGGGAAAAGATGGTCAAACAAACGCATATGTAAAACAAGGTGTAGATACTGAAGTTGTTGAATATCTTGATAGGCAACAAACTAATCAATATGTTTGGCACTTTGCAACAGATGATAACCATATTTATTTTAAAGCTGGTGGCAAAATATATGCTAGAGGTAGAGAGTGGTTTATTATTAAAGTGATTACACAAGACAGTACCTCTACTACAACAAATAAATATAATGCGATGGATACAAGCCCAAAAAACAAACGATTATTACAATTTGGGTTAAAAACATTAGTATTAATTTAGATAAGGGGGTTCAATATGGATTTTTTCATTGAAATTCCAGAAGATATTTATGATAAGGCGAAAGATTTTGATGAGTCATTAGGTATGTGGTTTTGGAACATGGCTGTAATGATAGCACCCTATGCTTCGGGGAACTTGCGTAGGTCAATTACATTACCTAGTAACAGAGCTAAAATGATTAATATTAGATATAGTTTAATGAGAGCTAATTATATAAAGTTTTTAGAAGAAGGAATTGGTCCTGTAAAGAAACATACTCAATTTATAGGCACTAAAACGAGATTAGCTATTGTAGAACAACTTATTATCTATCTCCAAACTGGTAAAAAACCAATGTTTACAAGAACACCATATGTTTCATTAAGAAATACCAAAGGTGTTTTCCCTTCCGAAAAAGCATTTTTACGAAGTGCTAATATGGGAACACAAACGATTAATGCAAATGTTCGTAGCAAAATATCACAAATTAGAGAAACAACATATCGTAAACAGCACAATCTTAAAATAACAAGTTTTGGTGGTAAAAAAGTAGCAACAAATAAAATGCGTTCACCAAAAGGAATGGGCATATTACATTCCTTGTATCTTGAAGCAAAAGCATAGAAAGGGTAGACAATTATGGCTAGAAATTTTTCGATTAAAGAAATTGATGTATATAGAATAATTCTTGAAGAAGTTAATGATAATGCTCTTTCTTCTAAAATTGAGTTTTCAATGGCTGATTGGATGGCATTTGGAGAAGATGCTGAAGGGAATCCTAAAGGGCTATTAATCA